AAGAGACAGATATTGATTTTGTTATACCTGATACGTTTGTCTCTTTATCACGTAACATCAAGGCTGAAACTTATGTCAAAGATGTGCATTCCTACGATGCTTATCTAGATGGACTAGCAGATATACGATATGATTTCCAAAGAGATAGAGTTGTGTATCTAGTTAAAGATATCAGCAATGGAAACATCGTCGATGCAACTGGTCGTAGTCTAGGTAGCTTTAAGCCTAAGTGGCTACGATATGGTATGAGTAAGTATCCATTTGTGTGTGGATTCTCAGATGATCTATTTGTTGTAGAAGATTGCCCATCTGCATGTAGCGTATCTGATCTAGTATCAGGTATGGCATTGATGGGAACATCATTACTTGATAGCCACATACAAGTAATCAAAAACTATAAAAAAATTTTTGTGGCATTAGACAGAGATGCAACTCGTAAAGCAGTTGACATTGTCAGGCATTTGTCTAACTATGTACCTACTAAATTAGTTGTACTTAAGAAAGACCTGAAAAATATGGAGAGAGAGGAACGTGATGACTTCATCAACAATCATATCAGTAGATAAACAAGTCTTAGGATTTTGTTTAGATGTTGATTTCTTTGCAAAGGTAAAGAACAAAATAGATAGAGATATGTTTGATAGGGAACTAAAAGATATCTTTGACACAATTGTATATTCCCACACAAAGTATGCCAAGACTTTAACTAAGTCTGAACTTGCAGGAGTATTTAATGATAGAAATCCTGCCATGCCTGACTCAGCTAGAAACAGAGTACAAGAAGTTATATCTGAATTAGAAGATACTGTGTCAGGTAACGATGAACTTCATCTAGACTTGGTCAACAATCTGTGGCTCAGAGATAGGGCAAGACAGATAGGCGAGAAAGCCTTAGAGATATTTACTGGAGAGAATGAAGAGTTTGGTGAACTACGTAGGCTTATTGATGCAGTCGAAGATGGTAGGATCAGCGACAAGACTACCTACAATATTGTTGAGAGCGACTTAGCTCAACTACTTGAAGAGGAAGCAGGGGAGAACGATTTCCCTTTTCAATTCAACCTTATCCAAGAAAAAGTTAAAGGAATGGATAAGGGTAATCTAGGTATATTATTTGCTCGACCTGAAGTGGGTAAGACTACCTTTTGTTGTTTCCTTGCATCATCTTACATCAAACAAAAATTCAAAGTTGTGTATTGGGCAAACGAAGAACCTGCCCAACGAATTAAGCTACGTATCATTCAGTCTTTCTTTGAGTTGACAAGAGAAGAAATGGTTATGCAAAAAGATCAACTACTTGAACGATATCATTTTGAGATTGAACCTTATCTAACAATCATGGATTCAGTTGGTACATCTGTAGAGGAGATGGATGAGTATGCCAAGCTCAATAAACCTGATGTCATGTTCTGTGATCAGCTAGATAAGTTCCGTGTTGATGGTCAGTACAATCGTGGTGACGAGCGACTCAAAGAGACTTATGTAACAGCAAGAGAAATTGCCAAGCGAAATCAATTACTTATATGGGCAGTCAGTCAGGCTAGCTACGATGCCCATGATCGTCAATTTATTGACTACTCTATGTTAGACAATTCTAGAACTGGTAAGGCAGGTGAAGCTGACGTTATCATAGGAATTGGTAAGACGGGATCAAGTGAGGTAGATAACATTGTCAGGCATATCTGTATATCCAAGAACAAGATCAACGGGTGGCATGGTATGATTAATGCTCAGATAGATGTACACAGAGGAGTCTACTACTAATGAGCCGACCTAAACTTAATTATAGAGCGAAACGCAGAAGGTATTGGCTGAACTACATAAAGATGAAATGTGGTTGTGCCTTCTGTGGCTACAGAGATAATCCTCTCGCTTTACAATTCGATCACTTAGGTAATAAGACTAGGCAAGTTAGCCACATGGTATTAAACAGTATAAAAAATTTAATTAAAGAAGTAAGAAAGTGCAGAGTTCTCTGTGCTAATTGCCATTCAATACATACAGATAGGAGAAGAAATGGTAGAACAACTAAACGTGTTGACACTTGATGTCGAAACAACTCACAAAACAAAGGGATCTGGTGGCACTACTGCTTTGCCTTATTTTAATAATAGGCTTGTATCCATCGGTTATAAGTGGCTAGGTGAAGATGAGGTAGGCTACGATTTTGTCTATCACTCAGATGAGAGAGCATCAGTAGGGGAAGATTGGTTTGCAAACATGCAGGCTACCTTAGATAAGACTGATGTTCTTGTAGGACAGAACCTCAAGTTTGATTTAACTTGGGTACGAGCATGTGGCTTTAAGTATGATGGTCACGTGTACGACACTATGGTGGCTGAGTACATCTTAGCTAAAGCAAGAAGATGGTCACTTAGTCTTGACTCTCTTGCAAAAAGATATGGCGTGACACAAAAAGAAAAAGATTTGGTTGCACCTTATCTAAAGGATGGTAAAACATTCTATGATATACCTTATGACATCGTGAAAGAATATGGTATAGCAGACGTGATTGCTACAGAAGAAGTGGCAGTAAAACAACTTGAAGCCTTTGGCACAACATTTGGAGAACTATTTAATGACACTTATACCAACACTAAAACTTTCGCTTGAAATGACAAACGTCCTCACTCGCATCGAGATGAATGGACTTAAGGTAAACTTAGATACCTTAGATGAGATAGAGAAAGAATACAACGAGGAACTATCCTACCTAGAAAACAAACTACAGACTATGGCAAAGGAAGCAATGGGGGATACACCTATCAATCTATCTAGTCCTGATGATCGTAGTGTGTTGTTGTACTCTCGCAAAGTAAAAGATAAAACTCTGTGGTCAGTTACATTTAATCTTGGGCATGAGATGCGAGGTAACACAATCAAACCTAAACTACGTACACGTATGAAGAAGAATGATTTCATTCGTAATGTACGTAACATGACTGATATCGTGTACAAAACTGTGGGACAGATGTGTGCAGGTTGTCTAGGTCATGGTCGTGTCAGACCTGTCAATAAGAATGGTGAACCAAGTAAAGCATTACGGATATGCAAGCCATGCAAAGGTAAAGGTACTATCTATCAAAGCACCAATGAGGTAGCAGGTTTTAAGATCATACCTCGTAATCCAAAAGATGTAGCATCTGCAGGGTTCAAGACAGATAAGGTTACTCTTGAAGATAGATCAACTGAACTAAGTGGTGAAGCACGTGAGTTCTGTGTAGCCTACTCAAGATACAATGCTATTCGCACCTACCTATCTACCTTTGTCGAGGGCATGAAGAACAATGCAGATGATGATAACTTCATTCATCCTGAGTTCATGCAATGTGTCACGGCTACTGGTAGGCTATCTAGTCGTAATCCCAACTTTCAAAACATGCCACGTGGTTCTACCTTTGCCATACGTAAAGTGGTCGAAAGTCGATTCGATGGTGGCTACATACTTGAGGGAGATTACTCTCAGTTGGAGTTCAGAGTAGCAGGGTTTCTTGCACGAGATCCACAAGCTTACGACGATGTTCTCAAGGGAACTGATGTCCATAGCTACACTGCATCGATAATAGGGTGTTCTAGGCAGGATGCAAAGGCACACACGTTCAAACCTCTCTATGGTGGGGTCAGTGGTACTCCCGCACAACAAGCCTACTACACGGCGTTTAAAGAGAAGTATGAGAAGGTTGCTGATTGGCACAAGGAACTAGAGAAAGAAGCAGTCAAGACCAAAGAGATAAAATTACCTTCAGGTCGCACCTATGCTTTCCCTGATGCCAAGTGGACTGAGTGGGGGGCAGCCACAAACAGAACGGCTATCTGTAATTACCCCGTACAAGGATTTGCAACGGCTGACTTACTGCCCATTGCCTTAGTTAAGCTAGATAAGGTGATGAGAGAATTAGATATGAAGTCAGTTATATGCAACACAGTACATGATTCAATAGTACTTGACGTACATCCTGATGAAAAAGATCAGTGTGTGAAGGTACTTTCTGAAGCCATGTTGTCTATTTCTGACGGCTCGAAAGCTAGGTATGGCTTAGAGTACGACATGCCAATAGGAATAGAATTAAAAATAGGTAATAATTGGCTTGACCTTACTGAAATTAAATAGTAAGCTCAAATTACATTTTAAATAAAACTAAAAAGGAAAATGAAATGGAAACAAATGAACTAGTAATCGGAAACGAAATGGATCAATTAGTATCAGCATTTAACGATGATGATACATCTACATTTATGGAACTTACAGGACAAGCGAAAGCTACAAGCAATGTAGGACTACCTAGACTAAACATAAACTATGACACAGAGACAGATGATGGTGTAACACTTACACGTGGCTCATGGAAGATGTTTGTCGATGGTGAGTTTATCTACGCTAAAGAAGTACTTGTAAGACCTATCTTACGTACATTTGAATGGAGCGTATATGACATGGAGCAACAAACATTTGTTTGTAAGTCTGTGCAAAAACCAACATTAGCAGGAGAATTCCCTGACACCCTAGCAGGGAATAAGTGTGGTAGATTGTCAGCTAAAGAAGAAGAACTTCTTAAAGATGATGACCCGCTTAAAGTAAAGTCACGGTCTGCAGTTTGCAACCAAGTTATCTATGGTCAAATAACTGGTGACTTTGCAAAGGCTGATGGAACTAAGGTCGAGATCAAGGATAAACCTTTCGTATCCTACTTCAAAAGATCAGGGTTCAAACCTATCAGCAATTTTATAGAGAGCTTAACTAGGCAGAAGAAGATCATGCAAAAGGTTGTTATGAAGTTGGCAACAAGCAAGGTCAAGTCAGGTTCAGTTATCTACTATGTACCAGTTCCGACTCTCCATTCGGAAGTACAAGTCTCGGAAGACGATAAGGCATTGATGAAAGATTTCTCACAGACTGTCAAAGGTCACAATGAGAATGTTCTTAATCAGTTCAGAGAAGCTCAGAAACTCATTTCTCCTAGTGAGGAACAGGACTTGTCGGCTGATTTCAATGCTAAATCTGCTTAAAATCCAAGACTACATGCAAAAAGCAACTAGGGGGGAAGTCACGATCTCCCCTAGTGCTATTGAAGACTTCGCACAAGAATGCAAGGACTCCGTAGATAGGCAACTAAATAAGAAGCGTGAGTTCAGCATACGTATGTCAGGTTTAGGTAGACCTCTCTGTCAGCAATTGCTAGATAGGCAAGGCATCAAAGAAGAGATGGACTACAATGCTCTGTTTCGTTTTATGTTTGGCGACCTTGTTGAATCAGTGGTCGTACTTATAATGGAACAAGCTGACGTAGAAATCATAGACAAACAAAAATCAGTTGAGCTAGAGATAGCAGGTAAAAAGATTACAGGTACACTCGATCTTATCGTAAGAGATGAGTCAGGCACAGATAAGGTGTGGGATGTTAAGTCAGCTAGCGAGTGGGCATATAAGTTTAAGTACACAGGGTATGGTGGCTACGACAAGATAAAGGAAGAAGATCCATTTGGCTATGTCATGCAAGGTCATCTGTATGGTGAAGCTACAGGGTTACCTTTTGGTGGGTGGATAGTTGTCAATAAGTCAAGTGGTGAGATAGCTATGGTTGAAGCACCTGAGTGGCAAGAAGAAGATAGAAAAGAATATATGAAAGATGCAGAGGTACGAGTAAAGAGATTACTTGACCCTAATCCTGACTTTGTAAAACCATTTAAGTCTGAGTTTGAAACGTACAAAGTAAAAGGGGAACAGATACGAACAGGCAACAAGACGCTACCTAAGATATGTAGCATGTGTGGATACAGATCACATTGTTGGTCAAAAGCACAGTTGCATCCGAAGGTAACATCAAAGGCTAAGACCGCACCTAAGATATGGTATGATGTCTTGAAGAAGAAAGAATTGTAGTGCCAGCAATCTACGTAGATAACTATGAAACTAAGCTACTTGAGTTGAATGAGAACTTGTATCATCTTTACATAGAGTCTCACAAAGGTATTGGTGGCGGTAGAGACATTACATTTCTTAGGCAACATGACAGAGGTATACCGTTAACTTTGAAAGATAACTTCTCAGAGCATGGAGCGTTAACGCCTGAGACAGAAGCTAGGGATATCGTGAAAGTGGAGAATGAATTTCAAACAATTAACTACAGTTTAAATTACGGAAAGATTTTATGTGTGCCGATATATCCCCTTCTAGACGAGCTTACTATACTAGAAAAACAATCCCCGAAGACGGCAGGGTATATCAGCAAACGCCTAGAATCATTGAACTGGAAAATCCGACAGGGGATAATATAGTGGCTAAACGTAATGCAGGATACAGATCTAATTTTGAATTGTCTCTAGCTAAAAAGCTGATACATAATAAAATAAAATTTGAGTACGAGAAGAAGAAGATAACATACGTACCTAAGATACGTACCTACACTCCTGACTTCTACATCCCTGTAACTAACATATACATCGAAGCTAAAGGTGAGTTTGATAAAGCAGACAGAGTTAAGATGGCTCTCATAAAAGAGCAACACAAAGACTTAGACATCCGTATGGTGTTTATGAATGCACGGAACAAGATCTACAAAGGAAGTAAAACCACTTACGCTGATTGGTGTCTTAAGCACAATTATAGGTGGGCAGAAAAAACAATACCTATGGAGTGGCTCAAGAATGAAAAAAGATGACATGAACACACTTATGTCTTTGGAGAAAGACAAGTACTACATAATCATATCTGAGATGCCTGATGATCAGTTTCACTTGGTAGCCTACGATACGACAGGCAAGAAGTACAAGACATTTGATGATCACTCTGTTGCATCAATCATGCACGAGGGTGTCATGGCTTTGCTACGTAGACGAGGTGATGAAGTGTTTCGTTGTGGGGAATCTGAGATAGAGTTTAACTTTGCGGCCAAAGAACTCAAAGTAGAATATCAACAAGATACAGGAGAAATGCTTGACATTCCTGAGAATGTAATTAAAGTGGATTTTGGTAACGATCAGTAATGAGACATTTGGAATATATGAAGATGAGACTTAAGGAAGTAGAGGAACAAACAGATATGGTCAATAGCCCTGCACACTATAATAAGGCAGGCATTGAAACCATAGACATAATTCAATCTGTCACAGGAGATGGATTTGAAACATATCTTCAAGGCAACATTTTGAAGTACATATGCAGATACAAGTACAAGAATGGAGTAGAAGATTTAGAAAAAGCACGGTGGTATCTAAACCGTTTAATTGAAACAAAAGTAGGAGAAGAATATAATGGCGTCTAATATGTTACCAACTTCATATCAGGAGTTTATACACAAGTCTAGGTATGCTAGGTGGATGGATGATGAAGGTAGAAGAGAGAACTGGTTAGAGACAGTTTCAAGATATGTAAACTTTATGGAAGACACTCTCTTAGAAAAGCACAACTACAAGATGGACAGAGTTGATAAAGAGATAATACACGAGTACATTAGTGACTTGAGAGTTATGCCATCGATGAGAGCTATGATGACTGCAGGAGATGCACTCAAGAGAGATAACACTTGCGGGTATAATTGTAGCTACCTACCAGTAGATAGTCCACGTAGTTTTGATGAAGCTATGTACATTCTTATGTGTGGTACAGGTGTAGGTTTCTCTGTAGAACGAGAGAACGTAGATAAGCTACCTGTAATCAGTGAGAATATGCAAGAGTCTGAAGTTGTTATTGTTGTGGAAGATAGTAAAGCAGGGTGGGCGAAAGCATATCGTGAGCTTGTGGCTTTACTTTATTCAGGAATGATACCTTCTTGGGATGTATCAAAGGTACGACCTGCGGGTGCAAGGTTGAAAATTATGGGTGGCAGGGCATCAGGTGCTGATCCGTTGGTTAACTTATTTAAGTTCACTATTGAGAAATTCAAGGGTGCTACAGGTAGAAAGTTATTTCCTGTTGAGTGCCACGATATCATGTGCAAGGTAGGTGAGGTTGTAGTTGTAGGTGGTGTAAGACGATCTGCTTTGATTAGCCTATCTAACCTAAATGATGATCAAATGGCTCACGCTAAATCAGGTGAGTGGTGGAACAACAATGGTCAAAGAGCATTAGCAAATAACTCTGTAGCCTACAAAGGTAAGCCTGCTATGGAAACTTACATGAGAGAATGGTTATCTCTGTACGAGTCTAAGTCAGGTGAGCGTGGCATGTTCAATCGTAAGGCTGCCGACGATCAGGTAGCTAAGAGTGGTAGAAGACAGACAGGTCACATGTGGGGTACGAACCCATGTAGTGAGATCATACTCCGACCTTATCAATTCTGTAACTTATCTGAAGTGGTCGTACGTGAAAACGATGATTTACTGAGCCTTCAATCTAAGGTACGTGTTGCTACAATGCTAGGTACATTTCAGTCTACTCTTACAGATCTGAAGTATCTACGTAAGATATGGAAAACAAATACTGAAGAAGAACGCTTGCTTGGTGTTTCATTAACTGGTATCATGGATCATTATGTACTGTCTAAGACAACTGATTCAAAGATTTGGTTACAAGAGATGAAACAAGTGGCAATAAAGACTAACAAAGAATATGCAGATGCTATTGGTATACCGAGAAGTACGGCTATTACTTGTGTAAAGCCAAGTGGTACTGTGTCTCAGTTAACTGACTCTGCATCAGGTATTCATGCTAGACATAATGATTTTTACATCAGAACAGTACGTGGGGATAACAAAGATCCCTTAACACAATTTATGAAAGAAGAAGGTATCCCTGCAGAGCCTGACGTTATGAAGCCTGATAGTGTTACCGTGTTTTCTTTTCCAATGAAATCTCCTAGTGGTGCTATCACTAGAACTGAGATGAGTGCAATAGAACAACTAGAACTTTGGAAAGTCTATGCACTTAACTGGTGCGAACACAAACCGTCTGTGACTATTACTGTAAAGGAAGAGGAATGGATGGAAGTTGGTGCGTGGTTGTACGATAACTTTGATATAGCGTCAGGTGTATCGTTTCTTCCATTTGCCGATCATACGTACCAACAAGCTCCTTATCAAGACATAGAAGCTGATGACTATCTAGAGTGGCAAAGCCGTGTGCCTGCTTCTTTGGATTGGACTAAGTTTTCTAAGTATGAAAAGGAAGATAACACGAGCGGTACTCGTGAATTGGCTTGCACTGCAGATGCCTGTGAAGTTGTAGACTTAGGTGCAAACTAATGATTGAAGTACCAATCAGCGAGGATTACATGCGTCATGCGAGGGAAAAAGCTTCTACTGTGGGCATATTGCAGGGAAGTATTACAGGTGGCACTAGCAATGTTGTGGGTGCGATAGGCGAGGTAATCGTAGCTGATATCATTGGGGCAACTGAAGCAAATACATATAACTATGATTTAGTGAAAGATGGGAATCGTATTGACGTTAAGACTAAACGTTGTAACACTAAGCCACAGTCTAACTATGATTGCTCGGTTGCATCTCATGGTACAAAACAAGACTGTGATAGTTATGTGTTTGTGAGAATACTGACCGATCTCAGTAAAGCTTGGATACTAGGTAGCATTAGTAAACAAGAGTACTACGCTAAAGCTACTCGATATAAGAAAGGTCAAGTAGATCCAAGCAACGGCTTTACGTTTAAAGCTGATTGTTATAACTTACCTATAAGTGAATTAGAGCCGATCAATGAAATCAAAGGTGAAAGCGAAACTGTTCTCGTTAGAAGCGTTTCTTAATAAGGATGGAAATGTTGAGATACTCTACGATGCAGTAGATCCAAATGAATTTGAGAAGACCATGAACTTAGGTCTTCCCATGTATGAAGGTACAAATAAAGTAACTCAGTTGATAAAGTATCTGAAGTCTATGGCACAAGAGATCATGGATAAATCGGGTAGGTACGTGTGATAGAATGGTGGCAAATTTGGCTACTGGTAGCTATCACTATCAACACCACTATCAATACAATTGTTTTCTTCAGAGGTCGTAAGATAATGAGAAAGAGGGATAAACCTACTTCTTCTTCCTCATCATAGCAAAGTCCTTGCCTGATATTTTACCATCTTTGTTTTTGTCTAGCTTGGCTTGACCGCCGTACATCATGCCCATGTCAAACTTCTTTTCGTCAGTCATCATGTTCCCTTTGGGGTTCATCATACCTGATTGATTCATGCTAGACTTTCTGTTTTGTTCAGCTAGTCCACCCATTTGCATGTTTTTCTTTTTTGTAGCCATGCCACCATACATCATAGGCTTTCTCATGGTAGCACCACCACCGTACATCATGCCTTTACGTGGTCCGTTGTAGTAAGTCTTCATTAGTCTCTCTCCTTAGTTAATTTGTGAAAATGATTCAGGACTTCCGGGTCTTACTCCTCCTGTCCTTTCAAAAGCCTTTTCTCTCGCACTCTCAAAAGATGGTTGCATCCTTTGGAGTGGAGTTTGATAAGGTCCAGCCAATTCTTGTGCCGTCTTTTTTCTTACTCCTATTATTTGTCCCGAAGAACCTAGTATAGCTTGTTCATCGTCTTCAACTTTGATGAGGTTACCATACATGTCCTCTACTAAGTTCTTTCTTTCTTTAAGAGCTTCTGCATCAGGACCAAATAATTCTACTTCTTGTTCTACCGCTGGTCGTCGCACCTGATCTGGTTGACTTGAATCTGCAAAGTCAGCACTTTGTCTAGCAATTGCCGATATCATAAGCTGATCAAATTTAGTGGCTAAGTCTCCAGTTAAAGGTTTACCTGTTCTTATTGCACTAACAACTAGATCAGCTATTTCTGGATTGTTTATCATAGCTTTGAAAGAGTTAAACCTTCTTACTCTACCTGTTTGTATTATAGCTTCAGTGGCTAAGTATTTAAGACTTACAACTCCTCTTGCTACAGAATATATTCTACTTATATAGGATTCTACAGATAAACCTCTAGGTATTCCAGATAAGGATAATTGTCCTGCATTACTCGGTGTTCTTCCTGCTAATAACTCTGCAATGAATTCCATATTTTCAAAAAATTTATCAGATCCTTCTTTATCTAACTTAGTTCGTGTACCTCTTTTTAATATTTCTCTTACCGCAATATTCATAGGTGTATCTTTAGCTCCACCTAAAGCATTTATGAGAGTATTGGCATCTAATTTCTGAGGTAATCTTTCGGTAAAAGAAGAGTTTACCATGTCAACACCTACTGATGTTGTTCCTAATATATTCTGAGTAGATTTATTTGCAACTTCTTCCATGAGCTTGTTTGCTATAAATCTATCGTAAACAATCATTTCATCATCAATTTCTGTTTGATTTTTACCTGCTTTTATTAAGCTATCTTCATACCCATCTCTAAGTTTGTCTAGATTTCTTACACCAGTTTCGCCATTTTGTACGTAGTTAAAGACATCTCCGGGGTTTAACTGATTAGCCATCTTTATTTGTAGATTTTTCTGAGCAATGTAATCTTTACCCGCTTCTGTCTTACCTGCTATTATATCAGTTTCTGCTTGTTTAATCTTCTTCTTTACTTGTTGCACAGCCTTTCTAGCATCATCACTCTTCAGAACTAGCTGTTCTATACCTATAGAATCGTATATGTTCTGTATGTCTACATCTGTAAACATATCCACCATTTCACCTGTTTGTGGATTTCTCATTTTTGCTTGTTGCATATTTGATATAATATTATGTATATCATTATCCTTATAGTCTCCTATAATTCTTTTTCCTTTTATATCATCAGGTAATAAATATTTATTTTTAAACGCAGGGTTTTTATTTAAGTCTAGTATAGTTTTACCTGCCTGCGTGTTGTTTAACAATTGAAACTTAAGTTCAGCAACTATAGAGTTTCTGAATATGGTCGTACCTGCTTTACCAGCTACAAATTCATACCGTGCAGGACTTCCTTCAGGTAATCCTCGAACTAAATTACCACCGTACACACCTGCCATTTCAGATATATATCCTTCGTTTATGTTTTTAGCAAATGGCTCTGTTAGATTGTACTTCTTAAGACTGCTTTGCACCCAGTTCATAGGATCATTTGCTTCATCTACATAACGTATTGTTCCATCAGGTAATGTTTTGTACTTATAGCCATTCCAAGTTCCTGCTATACCTGTCTCGTATCTAGATGCAAATTCAGAATAAGTATTATTAACTTGTTTTAATTTAGATAGTACACTTTCATTTACTAATTGACCGCCATCAGGTTGAAACATACCTATTCTAAATCCGTGCTTTTCGGATTCAGCAGCTTTGTACAACATTTCTCTAGCTTGTTTAACGCCTAAAGTTTGTCTTCCTTTTGCTTTGAATTGTACTTTGCCTAATCCAGAGAGTACAAGTTGATAGTCCACAAAGTCTAAGGGAAGTTTCATAGCATCCCCTAATCCTTCAAATCCTTTCTCTGGATCTCCATTACGCAACACACTCCATATCTCAATGTTAGATGCGTTTGGATATTGATCCCTAACTAACTCAGCCATCTCTCCAATCTTAGGGTTATTTGAAAACATCTTACCTGCTGATCTTTCAAATAGCTCTCCCATTTGACTTTGTTGAAGTTTGGCTAGCTGAGTACCACCTATCCTTCTTGCTTCAGGTGAACCCTCTAGTTTCAAGGCTAAATCTGAATCGTCTACACCTTTGACTAATTGATCAAAGACGTTTGACATATCCATAGCAACGTTTTTATTTTCTTGCCTTAATATCTTGTATCCACGTGTAGCATTTGATCGTAGTCCTCGTTTTATATTGTGAAAGGAACTAGAAACTAAGTTACCATATTCTTTAGGCAACGTCTTACTTATATTATCTGCTTTTACAGAAGCATCAATAATTGCATTATTCATGTCATCTATTCTTTTGTTTGACTCTGCAATTATTTGATTTTCAGGCATACCCAAACTTCTCATCAGGGTTTCTCTAGTTGTGTCATTTGCAATAAAAAATTCATCTAGAGCATCGTAGTCTATGTCGGTGTCAAGCTTTGCTCCTGCTGTTTTCATAAGTAGTAAAGCTTCATTGTCATCTATATTTTTATTAAAGTTGTTTAGTTGTCGAGATACATCTTCTTGAGACTTCTTTAAATAAGATTCTAAACCGTCTACAAAACTTTTAACATCAGGGTCAGTATCAGGAGCAAATTTTATTTTACTTAACTCACGGACTGCATTTGTAAGCTCTGTGTTAAGTTGAATTTGTCCTGTAAGTGCAGTTTGCATTTTTACAAAATTATCACTTAGTTCAGCCACTCCTCCAACACTTAATTTTGTACCTACTTTAGCTGCTGTTTGTTTCAACAAATCGATAGTACTTATTGCGGCCAGACTGTTTGTTACTATGTCTGGACTTGTTATGAGAGGTCTTCCGTTTTGATCTTCAAGTTTTAAAATCTTAGTTGTTAAATTCTCAGCGGCTAATATACCTTGCTCCATTCTTTGAGCAAACTGAGGTGATGCAACATTTAACATTCCTATGAATTTATCAGCTTCCTTTTGATTGGAGCTTCTAAATGTAAGAACCTTTTTAATTTTATTAGCTACTGTGGTAGGATCACTTATCACATCCCCAAAATCATTTACTAGATTTATTACTTTTCCACCACTAAATCCACCTATCACCATACCTCCTAGTTCAAACATTGTCTTATTTGAATTTGGAAAAAATTCTTGATGAGTGTAACTACTTAACCCAAAGCCTGTAGCAATAGCAATCTCAGTTCCAACTATTTCTTTTAGGTCATCAGGTATTCTGTTCATTAAGCTAATGCTGTCTAGTTGACCATTAACCTTATCTATATCTTTTACAATTTGTTTGTATTGTGATTCCCACTCTGGACTAAGATTTTTTCTTTTCTCTAGTACAGCTAATCTTTCATTTAAAGCTTTTAGTCTTTGAGTAGATACTTCATAAGCTACAGGATTCTTTTTGAATATTCTTTTGTATTCACCTGCACGTTGTATGGAGTTCATAACTCCGTTTGCTTTCCAGTTTCTGTACTTAGTTGAGTTTATAAATGTCGTACTGTCAACAAAATCTTTTATTAAAGTATCAGGACCTCTACCTTGTTTAACTGCATTATCGTAAGCTTCATCAAAAGTACCACCTTTTTTACCAAACTGATCCTTAACAAAGTTTCTAAATCTTTTATCTCTGTAAAAGTAACTTCCTACTTTTATTGCCTGAAATGGTAGTGCAACTGTTGCACCCTCTATGCCTGCATCTACAATCTTATTAAGTGCATCAGGAGTCCATTCTAAAATTAATTCAGCATCTGATGATTTCAACCCACTTAATTTAGTCAAAGTTTCTGTAGCATAGTCAACGTGTCTCGATGGTATTTTTCCATCAACTATATTTGCATTTACAAGAGGATCTAAAATAGTGTTACCTATTCCTTCATAAGCATAAAGAGCAAAGTTTGCAAGAGCAAAAGGTACATTAGTCAAGGCTTTTTCTGTTCTCATAGACCCTAAATTTCCCGTTGCTTGTGCTTTTACTAGTTGTATTTTTTGATAGGGATTTAAGTCTGTTTTTACGTCTAAGAACTTTTTAAACTTAACTGCTTTGTTGTTGAAATCTATTAAAGGAATACCTTTTCCAGATATTTCTTCTTTGAATAATTCCTTTTGAGGTCCTTCTATAATTTCTCTTTTGCCCTCTTTTGTTATAAGAGTTTTAGTCGGAGTGTATGGAATTACTGGCATTCTTGCTGCTACGTCTTCTTCCGTAACATCGTATTGACCTAACATTCTTTTTATTGGTAACTCACCTATCTTTTTACCACCTTGTGTTATTTCAGAACCTCTGTTGTCAACTAAAAATCTTATTTTAGCATCGTAGTCTAACCCTGCTGGAAAAGGTTTTACAGGACCTACCTTAAGTGGATCTATAGTTTCATCTATCTTTTGACCCCCAAACTGTATTTTACCTTCACGTATGGATTTTTTAAACTCTTCAGGAGGTAAAGCTAATCTTTTGTTTGCTTCACTATCTTTTTTGTAAATATCATAGTAGGTTTCAAAACTTCTGTATCCATCAGCATTTTCTATGTATCTCTTAAGAGTATCGCCCATTTCAGTAGCACCTGAAAAATACCTTCTGTCTAGTTCAACAGCAGGTACATCAGCTATATTTAACTGTTTGTACGGATCTTCAGTTTCTGTTTGTTCTGAAATTAAACCAGATTTTATTTCTTCTACTGTAGCCATTAAAAATCCTTAAAATTTTATAGGTTCAAACTCGTCTTCAATTGTTTGGTCTGTGGGAATGCTACCTAGACCTTTTGTGCTTGTGTCTAAAGTACCCAAGCTACGTTGATTTGGAGGAGTAATAACTTCTTTTTTATCGTCATTTATTGGTATGTTTATAACTTGACTGTCACCTCCAATATACGTACCTATAAGTTGGACACCGCTTGTTCCGTTTCCAGATGTAAGTTCTTGGACTGCTAATGGTAATGCTCCTTGATACATATCTTCTAGTATTGAAGCTGTGACTATTTGATGAACCTTATTTGATCGATACATTTGATATATCTTTCTCTGTCTCTCAGCTTCTAGTCTTATACCACGTGCAACTGATTGTAATTTATCAGGATTATTTACAAAATCTTGAGCAAGACCACTTGCAATTCTCCTAACGTCGTCATCAGATATTCTAGGTCCTGATCCTGTATCCCCCGTATTTTGTATTTGAGCAGCCATTCTAAATGCCATTGTTGTTGCGTAGAATTCTAATAGAGCATTTTTTCTGTCTTGTTCATTCTGGGATTGCATACCTCTTTGTAATCTTTGATTTGCATTTTTAAACATATCTTGAAATACAAGTCGGCTATCAATCTGTTTACCTGTAGTATTTTCAATAATTAATCCTATACCATCCATTACAACGTTAGAACTAACTGTTACTAAATTTTGAATTGCTTGAGGGGTAGTAGCCAAGCCTATATTAGCACCTGATCTAGATAATTGCTCAACTGCTGTAGCATCTGTTTCCAAATCCCCCGCAAGTCTTGCTTTTAATGCTACATTTTGTAGAGCCTTTTTATTACCTATTATATCTCTTACAACACGGTCTGCTCCTAGTTTTAATTCTTCTCCTGCCATGACATTTAAAATCTTTGCACTTTTAAATTTAGCTGGTAGACTAAGAGAGATGACTTTTCCTAAAAGGTCAACGTCATTGTATATGTAGGGGTCTATATTTGAATTTTTTAAGTTTGCTTTTAGCTCTTCTAATGCAAATGAATCTAATCTAGTAGGTTCTTTTACATTTGCTAGAATAGGAGATGCAACAGCTATGGCATCTACCATTTCCGTCATAGTAACTTGCCCCTTTTCAGGTTGATTTTCAGGAAGCTTTAAGACGTTGTTTATTTCTGCAACAAGAGGTTGTAGCTTAACTTCTTCATTAGGATTAAACTTATTAAATCTAGGAGCTTGTTTTCTTAAAATGTCAATGTGTTTTGGTTGTAAACCATATTCTTTTGGTACAACATCATCTAGTGTCATTTCAATCTTATCACCTACTTGTTTCATAACAAGTTTACCGTTGGTGTAGTTTTCTTGCTCAATAGCAAGCTTTGTTAAATTTTCTCGTGTCTGACCTACTTTTTTTGCAACAGCTTCAGCAAATTCAGGATACTTATTTATATATTGCCAATCGGTAGTTTCGACTGTAACTGCTGGCTTTTCAATTCCGTCTTCCTTTTTTACAAAAGTAGGAAGTTGATTGTACCAAGTAGTAGCAAAAGAGTTTGCCACAGTATTTAAGTCACCACTTTTTCTTAGGTTGTCTATAACGTTGTCATTCATACTTGCTTTAAAAGCTTGATATATATTTCTATTTTTCTGAGGTTCAGTCATACCTGTTAGTTGTATTTCTTGACCTGCTATTGTATTTGGAACAGTAAATACTGTGTTACTGTTAGGTAAAGATATCGACAGTAAACTTTTTTTATTCTTATCACTTTTTAAAGCTTCAACTTGAGCTTCGTAGCCATATTCTATCTTTAGTAAATCTTGCTTACTTTTTAATTCTCTCGCTTCTTTTTTCTTTTGCTTCTCTTCTTCTACCTTTTGTTGCTCTAGGTACGCAACATTAGCATTGTATTGTTGAGCCGCACCTTTTACAAAGTTCTTAAAGAAACCACCCATACTAAGCCTTGCCATTATCTATGTCCCCTTCTATTACTTCTTCTGGAGCTATTGCTATAAATCCCCTTACTGTAGTAGGTTCAGGTTCTTCATCAATCTCATCTGCTTTTGATTGGATGAACTGATACAAATCAGGATTCCTGTCTTTCATCACTGCAAGCATGTCATCGTCGCTCATACCTTCGTCTAGTTGGTACAAACCATCTCTTGTGTTGTAAACTTTTGCAGGTATCTCTTCTTCTGCCGCTACCCCCATAAGATAAGCTGCAAGAGGTCCTTTGATTATCTCTGCGACATCAGGAGTAAATTGTCCTTGACTAAAGCCACCAACTGCAATTGTGTTGACTATTTCTTGAATAGATACACCTGCAACCATAAGCTTTTCCATTTGAGTACGAACTTCAGGAGCTTCTAACCTATCAATTACAGCATCAACTGCTTTATCAGGGGTAGCATGTACAGGAGGTTTTTCCCATGCCCATTTACCTTTAGGTTCAGTCAAAGACCATCCCGGAGGGGCTTTGTTAAAACGGTTTGCTCTAAAGTCTTCTCTTGTAGGGGGACGCTTTATTTGTTTCATGTTTATTATCCATAGTATTTAGGAGCAAATGATGGTAGCTTAGTACGAGCAGCCACACTAGGCATCTTAGCACCCTGTAGCTTTATAGTTGCACCACTTGAACCTTTGTAGTTCATCATCTGTGATACTGCCATTTGTATTGAGGGAACTTTACTTGCGTTTGCTTTTATTATAGCATCATTTACTCTCGGTGTATAGCCAAATTGAAGATTTGCTAAATTACTTTTACTTACGTTAAATTGACCTGCACCTGCAGTACTTCTTGGTGCAGATACTCTTCTTTTTTTAGACGATGGCATCTGAGTGGTCGCACCCGCTGGTGCTGCAACTTCCATGAAACCACCTGCAAATTCTAGTGCAGTTCCAAGATATCCTGCAGACTTTTTAGCATAGTTAAAATTATCAAAATCAGAATCTTTGAATGTACCATAAGACTCGTTTCCTGTTACAAAATCATAGGCACTTTCGATTCCTTGCCCCACGTAACTATCGGCTACATAATCATATACATCTCCAACCGCCTGTCCGACTACACTGTCACTTATGCCCGTCCAAATATTACTTAACCAATCCCACATAATTTAACCTTTCTATGATTTTACGTATGCCGTACCAACTTTAAATATACCATTCAAGACAGCCTTACCTAGTTCTGTACTGAAGGTAGCATCACTTTCCATCTCGTACAGATCTGTATTAGCGTCTATCTCCATAGATAGTAACCCTATCTCGTGGAAACGTTGCTCTTGGCTTTCTGCTATCTTCAACGCCCAACCTGCTTCATCTCTGTATCTTTGCCACAAAGCATCTAAAGAAGCTTGAGTTATACCCAGTAGGTTTTGTACGTTCATCTGATTGGCTGCATTTTGGTTGGCAGTTTCTGCTGTGTTTATTTCCCTACGCCACACAGCGTTTGATTGTGCTATCTGCGTAGCCATAGTTGAGTTAAATCTTTCACGAGCATCAGATAGAGATGCGTTATATTGAGCTATTGCATTCTTTTCGTTGACGTTAAACTGATCTTGAGCAGCTCTACGGTTTACATTGCCTGTTTCAATTTGGGCCCCTAATTCTGCAAAAAACTCATCTATTTGATTTTGTGATTGTGCGTTGAATTGAGCTGCTGAGTTTTCTGCTGCTTGATTAGATGTGAGTGCTTGCATCTGTCCAGCATAGTCTATCTCTTGCATCTTTTGTTCGTTGTTTAAATTCTGTAGATCCATTGACAAGAATGACTTAGCATTGTTAACGGCAACTTGCATACGAGCATCTAAGTTAGCCTTATCCATTGACGCATAAGTCATGGCATTTTGCATAACTGCTTGCTGTTGGTTACTCAGATTAGCCATATCCATCTGTCCATAACGATCTGCATCAGCTTTGGCTATTGGTATACCTGATTCCATGATGGCTTGTGTTATGGCTGCAGAAGCCATACTAGATGCACCTAATCCTCTTGCCTGCATCATTGCACCTACGTTTCTTACAGCAGGAGCTGCCCAAGCAGGTAAAGGTTTACCTTCTTCAAATGATGAGAATAGTTGTTCTAGTTGGTACTTGACAGTTGACTGTTCAGATACTTTACCTTGTGCTGCTTGAACTAGGGATTCCTTACTGACTGCTCCTTGTACGTCACCTATCACAGATTCAGATGATAGCTTACCTTGTGCGGCTACGGCTTCAGGAGTTCCGGGGATAGTACTTGCTGTGTACTTCTCTGCGTTTTGTTGAGATGGTACGGTGACATCTAAGTTTTCTGTTGATACGAGACTAGGACTTACTGCATCGGTCGTATCTAAGGGAGTTGGTGGTGTAAGAAGCTCTTCTTGTTGTACTTGTTGTACTTCAGGTACGTATTGAGTACCCGTCGGTAACGTGGTCGCACCCGCTCTTTCTTCAACCGTCTTTTGAACGTCTGTTACTGGAGTTGTCTGTAAAGTTGTATCAGTCTCTGCCATAGGTTTCGTTTCCTGTTTTGTAAAATAATCAGTCGGAACTTGTACTCGTGTACCATCTTGTCTGTAAGCAAATATTGCATCACCCATTGGCATCACAGCAGAGCGAATAGCCGTCGGTGTGGGATCTGACTGAAGTAATGTTTCTCCTTCTTGTGGAGTGTAAAATTCTCCCATTCCTAATCCGTTAGCCATATTTTTATCCCTACTTCATCACTATTGCTACAACCAAAGCTACCACCCCAAGTGTACCCACCATAGACATAGCTTCTATTCGCCACATTCTTTTGTCTAAGCCTTCTAACTTGTCATTGACCATCTGATATCTG